TAAAAATATTAAAAGAAAAATATAAAGTAGAAAAAGTCGAAATATTTGATTTATTTCCCTATACTTCTCATGTTGAGAGTGTCGTATTGATGACAAAGGTTGCACCCACTAAGTAAAATAAAGTGTAGAAATTATAGGCTTCTTCCAGTGCTATCGTTAAAAGGTATAGGTGGGCTGGAATAAGCCTTGTTTTTTGGACTATAAAATAGGTGTGTGGAAACTTATCGACAGTAAAAGGTCGACAAGACAGAATGGATATTTGCAAAAATGCACCCACCTGCACCCACCTTAGAATTTATTGATTTTATGTTTGATAAACTTGATAAATAAAAAAAGTAATGGCAATATACAATAAACTCCTGGACTTTTATGAGTTTACAGGTTAAAATGGTTATAGAAGTGTAGTGGAAGTACTGACCATTACAAAATATATTATATTAGGAGAATTATTAATGGCTTATGCAGTAGATTTATTTTGTGGAGCTGGAGGCTGTTCTGAAGGATTAATTCAAGCGGGCTTTCACATTTTATTTAGTTCTGACATAAGTGATATGGTTGAGTTAACTTATGTTAATAGACATAAACAACTTGGATTAATACAAGGTAAAAATACATGGTTTGAAAGATCAGATATTAAAAATTTAACAGGAGAAACTATATCACGTAGAATTTCAGAACTAGACATATTTAAGAATAAAAAAGTACCAGAAATTGATTTGATGATTGGAGGTCCTAGTTGCCAAGGGTTCTCTAGAGCTGGTAGAAGAGACAAATCAGACCCAAGAAATATGTTGTTTGGAGAATATGTTAGGGTAATAAGTGAAGTAAGACCTAAATATATTGTTTTGGAGAACGTCGAAGGGTTTGTAGACATGCAATTTATGGGATATAAAGGTATAACTGGTATTGAATATCCAGATGGATCGGTAACTCCAGAAATATTAACCAATGAATTAAATGAAATTGGCTATAATACATTGGAGCCTAAAATTTTAAATGCGTGTGATTATGGCGTTCCACAAAGAAGGAAAAGAATTATATTCATTGGATATAGAAAGGGTTTGAAAAAACCAGCTTATCCAGAACCGACAGTTAAACCGGAAGAATATGTAACATTGCAAGATGCTATAGGTGATTTAATTGTTGATGAGAGTATAAAAGAAATAATTAATAACAAATTAACTGATTATCAGAAAGATAGTATAAATGGTAGAACTCCAAAATTAAACGGAAGGCCTATCAAATCAAAAAAATATAGCAATATAGATTTGCCAAAACAAACAGATATAGTACGTGAAAGATTTAGCTTATTTAAAGAAGGTGAAAGTGGCTCTAACCTAAAGAAACGTGTTCTAGAGGAAGGGATAGATATTTCAGATAAACCAGCATTAATAAAGTTATGTTCAGAAAGATTAAACCTTTCTAAATCGGAAGTTATATCACTTTTTAAGAATGCTAAAGCAAGTAAAGAGGATGCAGATGTGCTGTTGACTAAGAAAAATATTAGACAAAGATGGAGTTCAAATCAACCATCTGCTACAGTTGTTACAATAGCTGATGATTATATTAGTCCTTGGGAATCAAGAACTTTTAGTGTAAGAGAAATGGCTAGATGTCAATCATTTGATGATTCTTTCGAATTTCTAGGGAAAAGAACTACGGGCGGTTTAAGAAGAAGAGTAGAGGTTCCTCAGTATACACAGGTTGGGAATGCAGTTCCTCCACTATTGGCTAAAGCAATAGCAGAGGAAATACTGAAGGCTTTGTAAAGTTTATATGATATCAAAATAGGAATAGGTAGAATTTAAGTAGGACATAGAGGTGCGAATTGTTGATATAATTCCATTGCTATGTCCACTTTTTAGATTTCGTTCAAGAAGCTCTTTGATTGAACTTGCAACGCCAGTTTCTGATGGTAATCCCCAATAATTGCCACCTGAAAGATTTAGAACTCGAAGTACAGCGGTAGATGTGTTTTTATATGTTAATCTTCCATTTTTTTCAATTTGATTGGACGGAACAGTAACAAATGAATATGTGAATCTTTTGGCATCGTGGATAGAGTAACCGTTAGTTCCAACTGATATTCCATTTCTAAAGGTATTTGCAGAATATACCGCATCCCATAGCATTGGTATTTGAGCGTTATCATTCCAGTTTGTCTTACATTGAATAATATGTATTTCAATGTCATCAAAGTCTCTTGCAACAAGAGCATCCAATATAGGTAAAAAATTATAATTTTTTCCTTTACTGATATCTACAGAATTACCATGAATGTCTTTTATTAAAATTTGTTCTTTATCAATTGTGTATTCGGCTTTATCTGGAAAGGTTATTGCAATCAAATCAGACTCTGTGTTTGAGCGGAAATTCCCATAATTCACTGTAATGGCATCTTTTATTGGACTAGGTATTAGGTCTTTATTATGTTTTAGAACGAAAGTACGCCTATCGATTAGACAGATGTTGAGATACCAGCACACTAAGGCTTCCCAGTTTGCTCCACCACCTGATACGTCGCTTTGTGAACGTCCTGCTTGGCCAGTAGTTCTAAAGATATCCCTTAAATTATCACCAATAGAATAAATCAAATGTTCTGTCGGTGGTGCAGAATTAAATATATCTGTTTGAATTTTATTTTTCCATGTTGGCCAGACGGTTGAAAAACCATTTGTCTCAAATAATTTTTTAATTGAAAGCTCTCGTGCGTATTCGATAATGTTTTGGTTCATTTTTATCTTCCTCTTTTCCTTAATATTTGTTACCTTTTCATCATCATATCAAAATGCTGACCTTGTCCCATATGTCGGAAGATATTTTCAAAAATTCTGCGACAGCTGTCGGTATCAACACTAGCATGAATGAAGTTTAAACCATCTGATATACGGTCATTACTTGTACATAAATATTGGAGTAATGATGCTGCCATATGTAAATCTGAGCAGTCATCAGTACCATCTGGTAGTCTGGTGATAAAATCATTCATATGATTCTTTAAAATTATATCTTTTATGTCAATTCCGCTATATCCGCATAACTGTAAGAAGTAGTAATCTAAAATTTGTCTTATTACATTAACCAGTGTATTAGGAGATGAAACTTCTTTATAGGTATCCCAAAGAGCAGCATAGGAATTTTGTATAGGATTTCTATTTTCTTTGATTGATGGCATTTTGCTATTATTCTGTAAGCAAAGAATTACATCAGATTTATTGTCGAGCTTTACTATTTCAAAGAAAGATACAAATCTGTAATGTTGTGCCTGATTATAAGTAACTTCCTGATGAAAGAACGCATTATGCGTTAAGATAAATATCTGTTTGATATAATCTTTTGGATGTTCTTTTGTAACGTAATCAGGATTACAAATGGCAATCATATCACGAACCAATGCGCCAACTACAAAAAGAGTAGAGCTGTCCATACTGGAAACAGGATCATCGATAACTACTATTTTATCCTTGACATCAGAATCAGCTTCTAAGCTACCAAGAACCAATTGATGGAAATATAGAAAGGCGATGAAATTCCTTTCTCCTTCGCTTAAGTTCTCTGCAACTTTTCCTGTTTCGGTTCTTATTACTTCATAGACATTCGGGATATCTTCTTTTTCACGAATGAAAAATCCCTGAAATCCTGTATCTGTAAGTAAAGTATTGATACCTTCAACAGCAGCTGAAGTGTTGACGATTTGCTTGCGTAAATCAGATAAATGCCTGCGGATAGATTTAATTTTATCATCAGCTTTACTTTTTTCTAGTGTGAGAGTATCAATTTCTTTTTGTAAGGCACTACGGCTATTTCGATACTTTTGAATTTCATCGGACAGTATAAATGCGAGATGTTTAATAACATCAGATTTACACTGTGGTTGCATTTTTGATTTATCATTTACAACTTCATTATTTTTTTGAATCTTGCCATTCATAGTCAAAATCATGTTGTTTAATTCGGTTATAATTTCAGTCAAATCCTCAAGCTCAATAATTGAGTCTAATTGGCTAAATTTTTCATCAAAACGTCTAGTATTTAATTCCGTTTTTGTTTTGAAAACATCGAAGAGCTTTGAATATGCAGTTAGCTCTGTTTTAATTTTAGGGTACGCATTTTGCAGGTTAGTCTTCAATGTGTTCTCAATTTTATTTATTGCACTGATATAGCTATTCTTAAATGATTTTAGGTTAGCTAAATCTGACTCATACTCTTTGTCAAAGCAATAAGCAATTTCTTCTTCAAAATTTTCCGGGAGTTCTCTTTGGCAATATGGGCATATACCATCTGTATGAAAATCTTCATGACCTTGACGTACCCAATCAGTTGCATTGATTGCCTTCATAAATGTTGAAAAAGGACTATCACTACTACTCATTATCTTTTTAGTTAGAATTGTCGAATTAGGTATTGTTGTTATATCAACGGTATATAATTCGGGGTATGTAGTAGCATCCTTGCTAAAGGCGGCCTCACAAATGGAAATCAAAGATGCTTCATCATACATTTTAGGAGTTGCTTCAGATAACAAGGCTTTAGAAAGACCATCTTTAGTCTTTTTACCAACTAATGCAGCATCAACGGATTTTCTAAAATCTTTAGTGTTTTCCCAGCATATAGTTTGAAAAGCGTCATATTGTTTGTTCAATAGAGTTTCTTTTTCAGCAAGATTTGACGATGCTTCTGCAAAGGTTTTCTGTAATATTCCAAGTTCTGCAGTTGCATCTTCTATTTCTTTTTGAGTCTGAGCATTTTGCTCGCTTATAGTAAATACTCCGGGCATACCACCATAACTTGCAATATTGTTTTTAATGAATTCTTCGTTATATACAAGCATAAGGTAGTCATCTGCAGTACAACCAATATCCCATGTAAGATCAATTTTATCTTTTAGAACTTTGGCAACGGTAGATTTTCCGCATCCGTTGTTACCAAATAAAAAATTGATATAGGATGGAGCAAATGTTTTATTATGAAATGTAGCTTGATTAAGCGATACTTCCGTTATCGCTGATGTTAGTTTATTAGTCATAGGCGTACCTCATTAAAAATTATTCTTTGATGCGACCCTCTCGCACCCATTTATCAACCTCTGAAATTTTAAATTTATACATTTTTCCTGCTTTATAAAAGGGAAGTTTTCCATCTTTTATCCATAGTCTCACCGTATCTTTACTAACGCTTAGATGGTCTGCAATATTTTCGAGATTTACCCATTTTTCTGCTTCTTGATTTAATTCTGCCATGATATCCTCCGTTTGCTATATAGATGGGATTAAAAGGCTAATTCCTTTTAATTTTAGTTCTTCAACAACATTAACATTTTTTATTGCCCAGTGTGTTCTATCAAATTCGTTAACTTTCTCATTACCTTGTAAATCCAATTCAGTAATCATATGGTTGAGTGTTTCTTGTGGGATTGGGCACATAGGTAATGATTGGAAGTAGATTTTTAAATCCCCATTATGCATTTGCTGTATCTTGGTTATAAATCCGTACTGTGCAAGTTGTGGACCGGTATGAGGTGTTTCGGGTGGGCTATAACGATAATTCTCTGTGGCAAATATACAAGGATATGACATTATTTCAGCCTTTGCTTCTTCTGTAAATGTAGCAAGTCGATTATGTATATTCTGGGCAGTTCCTTCATTAACAGTCAAAGCCCTTTTCACATCAACAATAAAGTATGGCTTATCATATTGCTCCCCTAAAATAACAAACAGATTGAAAAATTCTGTGTTAATTGTTTTTTTGATATAGTTTTGCGTATAACCACTACCACTATTATTTGTAGGAAGCATTATATTTACAGTTGTACTTGTTACATTCTGGGCAAGACCTATGTTAGTTCCTTCTCCAGTTTGTTCAAACTTATAGGTGTTGTTATTTTTTGTTGGAAGGCTAGATTCTTGTTTTGCGATATCTAAATCATTTGTCATTCAGCATCAACCACCTTTCCATTTTTTATAATTACGTTAGTAGCTTGCCCTATGTTTACGCCACTACCAGATTGATTGAAAATAAACTGATTGTTAATTGTAGGTTGTTTATTTTCTTGGTGTTGTGATGTTTCATTTGTATCAACAGAATCCAAAATTTCTATTTCAGGTTCTTCGAAAAAATCTTTATTAACTTCATCACTGATTTCACGCTCAACACTCTCATTTTGTTCAATGAGAGTGCTTATTTTTATATCTAGATGATAGGTACTGCCAATTGAACTAGTAAAAATGTGAGCCTCACCTTTTTCAAGAGGTTCTTCATGCCAAGACTTAATCGTTGAAGCTCCAATTTTATTATCCTTGCGACTTGTTAAAATGAAATGCCAAACGCCAAGAATAAGTGAATAAAGATTTATGTCTAGCGTAGATATTAAATCTTTTTTAGTTATTCCTGTTCCGTTAGGTAGAGCATAAAAGATATCGTCTTGATTAATAGAGTAATCGTTTATTATAAGATTAAGAATCCCATAAACAAGCTCATCTATTTTAGGCGCCTTATCGATGGTAAGAAAGTAATCAAGTAGCTCCTTCATTCTAACTAAAAGAGTGTAATAGTCTTCTTTAATTTGTCTATCAAATGCAGTAATTAGTGCATTGTCATCAAATGGCAAACAATCAGCTTTGGAAATTTCACATTTTTTGTAACGTGATGTGTTGGTTTCCAAGGAAGAACCAGATGGTTCGTAGTAACTGGAATCAAATATCGTAATTAAACCCTTCAGAAATTCAGGGTTTGTAATACCGTTAGCACTGTATTTTCGTATATCTTTTTTAGCTTTAGTTCTTTTGGCACGAAGCAGAAGAACAAAAAATGTTCCGCCACATAGACGGGGATAGCTATTTTTCATGTTAATTTGCCTCCTGCAAACTCTTTTTTGAAAATATAAACCTCGTAAACCATATAAACCTTATCAAGCATTCTGCTTAAACCTTATAAACTTCAAGGTAACCCTAGAGAGATTTCTCTAGGGATTTTTTGTAATTATGATTTTTATAGTTACGAGCAATTCATATTAAATCATATCAATATGATTATACCAAAAAGCCTAATTGCTCACAAGACCGTAAAAATTGTAGTGATGAATTCATAGAGTCAGATCTCTCTGCAAATACAGAAAGGCAGGGATATCTAATGAGAATTCGTAAGACGAAACAAGCAGAACGTGGAGTATACAAATACTCATATCAAGTAAGAACGGAAAATGGTGGGTACACAACAGAAACTGTAGTACTTAGACCGGGAGAAGATGGTGTAACTGAGATGGACATTAAAAGACTCCATGCACTGGATGATAGTGAGGTTTATTACAATTGTAAGAATCTTAGACCGGAAAGAAGTGCTGAAGAAAAAGAAAGAATTAAGGCATTCGAAAAAGAGTATGTTCAAAAATTCAAACTTCAACATGGCTATGAACCAAATAAGGACGCTATCAAAGATGCTGTCAGCGAGGCTTTTCCATCAAATTATAATCTATCTTTAGATTTTGCTTTTGAAAATGAGATTGATGAAGACAAGTCTAGCGTTATTGCAGCAACAGCAGTTCCATTTGATGACAAGTTTGAATGGTCAGAGGAGATGGAAGATATAAGGGAACTTCTATCAGATAAACAGCGGGAGGTTCTTGACCTTAAATTTATTTACGGATACACACAAAAGGAAATTGCAGATATGCTTGGCGTTACCAAGATGGCAATAACAAAGAGACTGGCATCTGCGTATGATGTAATCAGAAAAAACATGAAAAGATAAAAAAATTTTTAGGCAGGGTTTACTACCTTGCCTTTTTCTTTGCCTGTGATTTGTAAGGGAGAATACGAGCCCTACAGAAAGGAGGCAAAGCTATGAAACACAAAGTCGTAATTAATGTAACAAATGAAGATGGAAAAAAGACACCTGTGCTTAAAGGTGCAATCAGAAAACTTCCATCAAAAATTATTAAGTGGCTGTTTGGAGATTATACACAGGTCTATCTTCTTAAGCCCGGAGAAACCGTTGAATCTGTAGATGTCAAAGAAGTATTAAAAGGAGAAATGTAATCATGAAAAAAGAAGTAATTAAAAACATCATCACAGATTTAGAATTGCTCGTGAAAAATCTAAAGGAGCTGATAAAAGATGAAAAGGAAGAAAAAGTACCGAAGTCAAAAGAGGTAAAACTGTAAGACTTAAGGGCGGTGCTTGCTACCTTAAGTCAGCATGGGAAAACTGCAGAGGTTAAAGACCTGATTGTTAAGTTTGGCGGAACGAAGTTATCTGATGTACCAAAGGAAAACTACAGTCAGCTATTAAAAGAAGCGGAGGAAATCAAAATTGACTAAACATTTGATTTTATCTCCATCAAGTTCCCATAGGTGGCTTAACTGTACACCAAGTGCTGTACTTGAACTAGAGTTTGAAAATACCAGTTCAGCAGCAGCCGAGGAAGGAACAGCGGCACACGCCTTTTGTGAGCACAAACTAAAAAAGGCATTAAAGATGCGAAGTAAAAGACCTGTATCTGATTATGACTCAGACGAAATGGAAGAAAGTACTGATGCCTATGTGGATTTTGTTTTGGAGCAATATGAATTAGCCAAACAGAAGTGTAAGGATCCAGCTATTTTGATTGAACAAAAAGTGGATTTTTCAGAGTATGTCCCAGATGGTTTTGGAACTGCCGACTGCTTGATTGTTTCAGATGATAGGCTTTCCATCATTGACTTTAAGTATGGGCAGGGAGTGCTTGTTGATGCCTATGATAATTCACAGATGAAATGCTATGCACTTGGAGCACTTTCAATTTATGAAAGCCTATATGACATAAAGGAAGTCAGTATGTCAATCTTTCAGCCTAGAAGAGAAAATGTGTCTACTTGGACAATTGCTACAGAAGAACTAAAGAAGTGGGCAGAGGAAGTTCTAAAGCCTAAAGCAAAGCTTGCTATTAAAGGCGAGGGAGAATATTGCTCAGGTGATTGGTGTAAATTCTGTAAGGCTGCAGTTAGGTGTAGAGCAAGAGCTGAAGAAAAACTGAAACTTGCAAAAGAGGAGTTTAAACTACCACCACTATTAGCAGATGCTGAAGTAGAAGAAATTCTAGTGGTTATTCCCGATTTAACATCATGGGCAAATAGCATCTTGGCATATGCAACAGATATGGCAGTTAATCATGGTAAAGAGTGGGATGGCTTTAAGGTTGTAGAGGGTAGGTCTGTAAGAAAGTATAAGGATGAGGAATCTGTAATCGAAAAAACAAAAGAAAATGGATATACCGATATCTTTAAAACCAGTCTTATTATACTTACTGAAATGCAAAAACTAATGGGAAAGAAAAAATTTGAGGATATTCTAGGTGACCTCATAATTAAACCACCTGGAAAGTTGACGCTTGTACCAAACTCAGATAAGCGTCAGAAAATAAATGTAACAAATGCTAAAAATGAATTTAATGAAATAATGGAGGAAAATTAAAATGGCAAATATTAGTAGAACAAAGGTAATCACAGGAAAAGAAACAAGACTTTCATATTTTAATGGCTGGGAGCCAAAATCAATCAATGGAGGACCTGAGAAGTATAGTGTTTCTCTGCTTATTCCAAAGGATGATAAAGAAACAATTACGGCAATTGAAAAGGCGATTGATGCTGCAATCGAAGAAGGAATCGGTAAATTTGGAGGAAAGAAACCAAACAAGGCTGCAATTAAACTTCCACTTCGTGTTGGGGATATCGAGCGTGATGATGAGGCATATAAAGGTCATTATTTCATCAACGCAAATAGCATGACAGCACCTCAAATTGTAGATAAAGCTGTAAAGCCTATTCTTGATAGAAGTGAAGTATATTCAGGCTGTTATGCCCGTGTATCAATTAGCTTTTATGCCTTTAACTCAAATGGTAATAAGGGAATTGCCTGCGGTCTTGGAAACATTCAAAAGATTAGAGATGGTGAGCCACTTGGTGGAAGAAGTAATACTTCTGATGATTTTACAAGTCTTGAAGATGATGACTTCTTAGCTTAGGAGGTGCGTTATGACTAAAGTAGAAAGCTTGATGTTATCCGTATGCTTTGGGGCAACCGTAGGACTAATTTTAGGCTCATGGTTTCTCATAATTAAAGAATGGATAAAGAATCGCAAGGAAAAGAAGAAAAATAAGGAGCAACAGTAATATGAATTTGATTGATATATTTATCGCTATTTTCATTGGAACTTGGCTCTTCGATTTTGTAGCAAAAACACTAGTAAATCTTTATCTAGACATCAGAGAAAAGATAAATAGAAAGTAGTAAGGTGGGTGGCACTAATCTGCCACCCTTATTTTTATTGGAGGTGATGAAGATGGAAACTATCAGTATAGACATTGAAACCTATAGAAGTGTAGACCTTAAAAAGTGTGGTGTATATAAATATGCCGAATCCGATGATTTTGAAATACTCTTATTTGCTTACAGCATTGATGGGAGTGAAGTTAAAGTCATAGATTTAGCAAAAGGAGAGGAAATTCCTTCTGAAGTTTTATCTGCTCTTACGGACGAAAGTATAAGTAAATGGGCATTTAATACACAGTTTGAGAGAGTTTGTTTATCAAGGTATTTAAGGGATAAGGGTATCAGTCTAGATCCTTTTTATGATAATCATGAACTTTGTACATCAAAGGCTATGTTTTTAAATCCGACTTCTTGGAAATGTACCATGATTTGGTCAGCCACACTGGGACTTCCATTATCTCTTGAAGGAGTGGGTGCTGTGCTTGGACTAGACAAGCAGAAATTAAGCGAAGGGAAAAATCTAATAAAGTATTTCTGTGTGCCTTGTACTCCAACAAAGGCTAATAGTGGCAGAACTAGGAATAGGTACTTCCATGATGTAGAAAAGAGGGAGCAATTCAAATCATATAACAAGCGTTATGTGAAAGTAGAAATGGGAATTCAAGCAAAACTATCAAAGTTTCCAGTTTCAGAAGATATATGGGAAGAGTTTTATCTAGATCAGGAAATCAACGATAGAGGAATTGCTATCGATCCAGTTCTTGTTGAATCAGCGATAGAAATCGATAGTAATGTTAAAGAAAACATTATGAAAAAACTTATAGATATTACAGGTCTTGAAAATCCTAATTCCGTTCTGCAGATGAGAACTTGGCTATCTGAACATGGGCTTTAAATGGAGTCTTTAGGCAAAAAGGAAGTAGCAAAAGAAATAAAGACGGCATCTAAAGAACTGGTAGAAGTTCTTACTTTAAGACAGCAGTTATCCAAGTCATCAGTTAAGAAGTATACAGCCATGAAAAATGCTGCCTGCACAGACAATAGGGAAAGAGGAATGTTTCGTTATTATGGTGCGAATAGAACTGGAAGATTTGCAGGAAGACTTGTTCAGTTACAAAACCTACCACAAAACCATCTACCAGACTTAGCTGATGCTAGAGCACTTGTAAAATCAGGAAATGCAGATGCACTTGAAATACTATATGAAGATATCCCAGATACCTTATCACAGCTTATTAGAACGGCCTTTGTACCTCAAAACAATAACAAATTCATTGTGGCTGACTTTTCTGCCATTGAAGCAAGAGTCCTTGCATGGCTTGCAGGAGAAAAATGGAGAATGAAAGTCTTTGAAGAAGGTAAAGATATCTACTGTTCATCGGCTAGTCAGATGTTTGGAGTTCCTGTTGAAAAGCATGGTATAAATAGTGAACTTCGCCAAAAGGGTAAAATCGCAGAACTTGCACTTGGCTATGGTGGTTCGGTAGGTACCTTAAAAGCTATGGGAGCACTTGATATGGGACTTACTGAAGAAGAACTTCAGCCACTGGTTGATGCTTGGAGAAACTCAAATTCTATGATTACTAGCCTTTGGCGGGATGTAGATAGAGCAGTCAAAATCTGTATTAAGCAAAGAATAGAAACGGAAACTCATGGCATAAAGTTCTCATGGAAAAGTGGATTCCTTTTTATAGAACTTCCTTCAGGAAGAAAACTTGCCTATGTAAAACCTAGAATTGGCGAGAATAAATTCGGTGGTGAGTCAGTTACTTATGAAGGAGTCGGTAATGCTAAAAAGTGGGAAAGACTGGAAAGTTATGGTCCTAAATTTGTAGAAAACATTATTCAAGGGACTGCGAGAGATATTTTAATTTTTGCAATGAAGACATTAAAAAACTGCAAGATAGTAGCTCATGTTCATGATGAAATAATTATAGAGGCTGATAAAAGAATGAGTCTTACTGCAGTATGTGAGCAAATGGGAAGAACACCACCTTGGGCGAAGGGATTACTTCTTCGTGCAGATGGTTACGAATGCGAATTTTATAAAAAAGATTAGAAAAATTTTGAGCGGGGTTTACTATCCGCTCTTTTTCTTTGCCTGTGATTTAGAAGGTAATAGTGCCTTCAAAAAAATTACAGGAGGTCAAATAGATGACTATAGAAGAAAGAATAGCCTACTTGGAAACAATGGATAAGGTAAGAGACCAGCAAATAAAAGAGCTCCAAGTGGCAGTAGAAGAATTAAGCGGATGTGTGAATGGAGGTGTTAATCATGAAAGCAATGATTCCAATGAATGATTATGGCATTATGGCTGACAAGCACAACACCGCCAGAGTAGACAGCAGATTTGTTGCACAGTTCTTTGAGAAGAATCATAAAGAAGTGCTAAGGGATATCAGAAAAGTAGTATCAACTGACTCTGGCTTAAGTGAAGAATTCACTGAGCTCAATTTTGCGCTCAGTGAATATAGAGATACTACTGGAAGAAAACTACCATGCTATCTGTTAACAAGAGACGGTTTTACCATTTTGGCAATGGGCTATACCGGACCAAAGGCTATGAAGTTTAAAGAACTATATATCAAAAAGTTTAATGAGATGGAAGATTTCATAACAACGCTTATTTCAGCAAGAGAGATGTTTCCTATCTTAACTGAAAATATTACTTTAATTCATGACCATCCAAAGGCTTACCACTACAGTAACGAATGCGACATGATAAATCGACTTGTTCTTGGGATGTCAGCAAAACAGTTCAGGGAATTGTATGGGCTAGATAAAGGACAAAGTATTCGTCCTTATCTAAACTCTGGTCAAATGTATCTAATAGATAGATTGCAAAAAATTGATGCAGGGTTACTTATTTCAACACCGGACTATCAATCAAGAAAAAGACAACTCGAATGGTATTTAGGAAAGATTGGAAGGGAGGCAGATTATGAGTAAGACATACAAGAAGCACCTTGAAAATCCAAACTTCAGACCACTTGCATATATCTGCTCTCCATATAGTGGTGATAAAGAGTTAAACATCAAGAAAGCCATTCACTATGCAGAACTTGCCTATAAGAATGGTGCAATTCCTGTAACTCCACATCTCTTGTTCCCTTTTATGGATGATAGAGAGTTAGAACAAAGAAAGGATGCACTTTTTATGGATATCATACTTCTAGGTAAATGCCAGGAAGTATGGGTGTTTGGTAGTGAAATTACCGAAGGTATGAAGAGAGAAATTGAAATCGCTGAAAAAAGAAAACAGGTTATTAAGTATTTTACAAGTGAGGGTTTGGAGGTTAAGACAAATGCTAAATTTTAAAATTCATACTGCTACTTGTATTGGAAATAGTAGCAATTGTATATATCCAAATGAGGTCTTGGTATCTGATAGGGATAGCTTTATAAAAGCTATCTCTTTTGACCATGTTTGCGGAAGTTTTAATGGTAGTTACAGAAGTAAAGATAACTTCATAAAGTCAGACTGTATACCGATGGATTGTGATAATGACCATTCTGATGACCCAGATGATTGGGTGACACCTTTTGATGTTGCATTAGCCTTTCCAGGAGTATGCTTTTTTGCATCGTATAGTAGAAACCATATGAAAGACAAAGCAGGTAAATCTGCAAGACCGAGGTTTCATGTCTATTTTCCAATTGAAGAAGTAAGTAATGTAGATGAGTATGCTGAATATAAGGCTAGGATACAGGTAGAGTTTCCATATTTTGATAGTAATGCACTAGATGCTGCAAGATTTTTATATGGCGTCAATCCAGCAGAGGTGGAACTTTATGAAGGGGATTTAACAGTTACTGACTATTTAGGAAGAAGAAAATTTGAAGATCTACCTATATTAGGTAGCCAAATACAAGAAGGAAGCCGTAATTCTACATTAAGCCATTTTGCAGGAATTATCTTAAAACGATACGGGAAAAGCGAAAAGGCAAAAAAAGCATTTTTAGAGGAATCTGAAAAGTGTAACCCTCCTTTGGATAGGGAAGAACTTTCACTAATTTGGAAGAGTGCAATCAGCTTTTATGAAAATATATCTAAACAAAAAGGATATATACCTCCAGATGAATATAAAAAAGTTTCTTGGGAGAAGCCATTACCGTTTACGGGAGAAAAGATGCCAGATTTTCCTATTGAAGCCCTTCCTAAGGCTTTACGAAACTATGCAATTGCTGTAGGAAAATCAACACAGACTCCTGTGGATATGGCAGCAGTTGGAGTTCTTGCTACTGTATCAGCTTGTATGAAAAATTTATATAAAGTTGAGGGAAAAGCGGATTGGCATGAACCAACTAATATTTACAGCGTAATTATAGCAGAGCCTTCGGAAAGAAAGTCTGCAGTTATTTCGCTTGTCATAAAACCTGTGGATGAATATATCAAAAAATATAACCAAATTCATAAAGTGGAGTTTGAAATGTCTAAAGTCATCAAACAGAGATTAGAAAACAAGAAAAACAGTCTTCTGAGCCAAAGTAAGAAAAAGGGAGAGGACAAAACTGCTAGTGAATTTAATGATGAAATCAGAAGTGTGGTAGAAGAACTTGTAAATTTTACAGAAAGTAAGCCTTTAAAGGTTTATGTGGATGATACGACTACTGAAAAACTCACAGAAAGTTTGGCAGAAAATAATAATGCTATTTCTATTATTTCATCTGAAGGTGGAATTTTTGATGTCATATCAGGCACTTATTCCAGCAAGGTAAATATTGATGTTTTTCTTAAAGCCTACTCCGGAGAAAACATATCCGTAGATAGAATTATGAGAAATTCTATTTATGTTGAAAATGCGTGTCTTAGCATTCTTTTGTCTGTTCAACCTGTAGTAATTGGTGAGCTAATGAGAAATAAGAAGTTTCGTCATAGAGGGCTAACCGCAAGATTTCTATACACTACACCACAATCTTTTGTTGGAAAAAGGACCTTAGAATCAGAATGCATTTCCAAAGATGTATATAGGGAATATAAGGAGTTAATCGATAATATTCTGATGGAAGAAAAGACGGGAAATACACAAATTATAAAGCTGAGTGAAAAGGCAAAGGAACTCTTAAAAGAGTATTTTGACTGGGTGGAACAAAAGCTTGTAGGTGAATTTACTATGTACAGCGATTGGCTCGGAAAACTAGTGGGAAATACGCTTCGCATTGCAGGGATACTTGCAAGAAGTAGTGTGATAAAAAAAGATGTGGGAGATGCTCTTTTAGAAGAAGATTCACCGATTGTAATTGATGAAGAAGTTTTTTCTAATGCTGTTAAAATTGGAAAATATTTTTTAGTCCATGCAGTTAATGCCTATGGAGATATGGGAGTTCGTTCAGACTTTAAGGCTGCTCTTATGGTTCTTGAAAAATTAAAAGAAAAAGAACTTGTAAACATTACAAGAAGGGAAGTCATGAGACTTTGCAGGTGGGTTGGAAGTGCAGAAGAGGCACAGAGCATACTGGACAATCTTGAAGACTATGGATATATCCGTCTTTCAGAAATAGATCCGGCAGAAAAAATGAGAAATGGAAGACCTAAGAATGTGGTGTATTCCATCAATCCGAGTGTTTTATCGGAGTAAAAGACTTTTTTGTCACACATATATGGGTTTTGTCACGCTGTTCCCACGTCCCATACATAGTTCTATATGTAGTAATACTTTATATATAAATAAATTAATTTAAAAAAGCTATCTATATAGCGACAGCGTGACAAAATAGGACAAAACTATTTTTAACAATTTGATGAAAGGAATAGAAATACGATGATTACAAGGAATGAAAGAAAAATTGAAGTTTATGAAAACGCAGGAGCGTATATGAGACTCCTTAAGACAGTAGGGACAAAAGCGGTAGTTGAAATTAGTCCTGTACTTCATGCAAAGGATAAAGGCAGGTTATTAAAGGCATTAAATACTATTGATGAAATCTGTTCAAAGGCTGATAGTAATATGTTTTCTGACTATCCTAATCTTGCAAATAAATATGTTGATGTGTTTTACGGCAATTTAGCTAGTGAGACAAGAAATGATATTGATGAAAAAATAAAGGCTATGGCAAAGGAGAGAGCAGATGAGCTGTTTAAGAGAAAGTGATATTGAAAAATGCTTAGTTCGTAAGGTGAAAGAAAAAGGTGGTTTTGCAATAAAATTTGTAAGTCCTAGTCTATCTGGTATTCCAGATCGTTTACTTCTTCTCCCAGAAGGAAAGTTTGCTTTTGTAGAACTTAAGGCAAAAGGTAAAAAACCAAGACCTCTTCAGCTAAAAAGAATGGCTGATTTTAGGAAGTTAGGTTTTAAATGTTTTGTGATTGATGATAAAGAGCGGATCGGAGGTGTTATTGATGAAATACTCTCCTCATGATTACCAAAGGTATGCAACAGACTTTATTGTAAGTCATAAAATCTCGGCAGTCTTACTTGAGATGGGACTTGGAAAAAGCGTCATAAGCCTTAGTGCAATAAATGAACTTATGCTTGATTACTTTGATGTATCAAGGACTCTTGTTATCGCACCATTAAGAGTTGCGATTTCTACATGGCCAGAGGAGATTAAAAAATGGGAACATCTAAAATATCTTACCTATTCTGTAGTAACAGGAAGTGAAAAAGAAAGAATTGATGCACTGAAGAAACCCGCACACATTTATATTATTAACCGTGAAAATGTAGACTGGCTTATTACAAAAAGTGGATTTAAGTGGTTCTTTGATATGGTGGTCATTGATGAACTATCATCTTTCAAAAGTTATCAGGCAAAAAGGTTCAAATCACTTCTAAAAGCAAGACCAAAAGTAAAAAGAATTGTAGGACTTACAGGGACACCAAGCAGTAATGGACTTATGGATTTGTGGGCAGAGTTTAGACTCCTTGATATGGGAGAAAGGCTTGGAAGATATATCACTCACTACAGACAGAACTTCTTTATACCGGATAAAAGAAACCAGCAAATCATATTTTCATATAAACCTAAAGATGGTGCAGAGAAAGTAATTTATCAGCTTATATCGGATATCACAATTTCTATGAAATCAAAAGATTTTCTGAAGATGCCAGAATGCATTATGAATGAGGTGGTGGTTTCATTATCGGAAAAGGAACAAAAACTATATGATTCCTTAAAAAAGGATATGGTGCTATCCATTGAAGATGAAGAAATCGATGCTATAAATGCTGCAGCCCTATCAAGTAAACTTCTTCAAATGGCAAATGGTGCTGTATATAACGATGATAAGGAAAGTATTCATATTCACGATAGAAAACTTGATGCGCTTGAAGACTTAATCGAAGGAGCTAATGGGAAACCAGTCCTTATAGCCTATTGGTTTAAACATGATCTAACTAGAATAAAAGAAAGGTTTGATGTTAGAGAGATTAAGACAGGTAAGGATATAACGGACTGGAATGAAGGGCAAATTCATATAGCTATCATTCATCCTGCAAGTGCTGGTCATGGACTTAACTTGCAATTAGGTGGATCAACACTTATATGGTTTTCACTTACTTGGAGTTTAGAACTTTATCAGCAGACCAATGCCAGACTTTACCGTCAAGGGCAAGATAGTACGGTTGTCATTCATCACATCCTAACTAAAGGAACGATTGATGAAGATGTCATGAAAGCATTAAAAGCCAAAGAGAGAATTCAAGATGCACTGATTGATTCAGTGAAAGCAAGATTAAAGTAACGAGGAAAAGAGGTTCTAGAGAGAACTTACCTCAAGCAGGAGGTAAGCATGGATAAAAAAGAATATTTAAAACAACACAGATTACTAAATCGAATTATTGAAATTGATTTGGAAGAACTAAAAAGAATTAGAGAGTTATCGGTTAGTGTTTCAAGTATTGCTTTTGATAGAGATTATGTACAAACTACTAGAAACACAAAAGCACCCTTTGAGAAATGGCTTGATAAGATAAACATTCTTGAGATAAAAATAGCTAACGAAGTGAATCTTTTCATGGATCTGAAACTTCAGATACTGGAAACAATAGAACCATTAGAAAGTATCGATGAAAAGCTGGTTCTTAATTACAGATATGTTAAAGGACTAGAATGGGATGAGATATGTTCGTTACTATTTGCAAGTGAAAGGACTGTTTATAGATGGCATGGCAATGCACTAGCTAACCTAAAACTACCGGAAAATCCAATCAATATTAAAAGTTGTCAGCTAATGGCAGTTGATGGCAGTGAATGGCAGTAGATGTCAGAGTACCGAATATGGTATGATATACTTGTCAAAAGTATAAATAAAGCTAAGCCTTGAGAGAGAAATCTTTCAGGGCTTTTCTTATGCCCAAAAGGAGGTGGAAGACTTGCCAAGAAAGCCAAAGCGTCCATGTTCTTATCCAGGATGTCCTAACTTAACTGATGGCAGGTTTTGTGAAAAGCATCAAAGGGAAGAGAACAAACGATATGAGAAGTACGACAGGAATCCTGCTGTACGCCGTAGATACGGACGAGTGTGGAAAAGAGTAAGAGATGTTTATGTTAAGGAGCATCCATTTTGTGAGGAGTGCTTTAAAAAAGGCATTATGGTTCCTGTTGAAGAAGTGCATCACATCAAACCTCTTTCTGAAGGTGGAAATCATAATAAAAGTAATTTGATATCTTTATGCAAATCGTGTCATGCAAGAATTCATGCCCAAAGAGGAGACCGTTGGAATAAAAAATAAATGGGAGGGGCGGTCAAAATCTCTACGAATCTATCCCTTGGGGAACGGGCGTGGGGTCTCACGCACAAAAACGCAGGTTCAAAGAGGGTATTAAAGAAAACTAAAAAATATGAATGGAAAGGAAGTAATGAATGTGGCCAAAGACGGAACATACAGAGGTGGTAGAAGAGTAAAAGCAGGAGATAAACCAAGACCGATAGCTGAAAAAATACAAAATGGAGAAAAAGTAAAACTGCTTGCAAATGATATACCGGATATGTACTATGCAGAACTTGATTCTGTAGATTTACCTGATGGTGTAGAACTTGATGGAATAGATATGCCAAAACCTGGTGAGTACCTATCTGCAAAACAAAAGGATGGTATTCCACTAGGTGCAGATGAAATATATAAAGAAACATGGCTGTGGCTAAAGGAGAGAAAATGCGAAAAGTTAGTAAATAAAAGATTGCTTGAGTCATATTCACAGGCCTTTGCCAGATATATTCAATGCGAGGATGCTATTAGCAGGTATGGAATGCTTGGAAAGCATCCAACAACAGGTGGAGTAATTGCTTCGCCATTTATTCAGATGTCATCACAGTTTCAAAAAACAGCAAATCTTATTTGGTATGAGATATACGACATCGTCAAACAGAACTGTACAGAAATTTATGAAGAAGATAGCGATGACCTTATGGAGCAGCTATTAAGAAGAAGGAGATAAGAAAAATGATAGAAAAAGTAAATCCAAAACACCCGGATAAAATCGCAGATAGAATAGCAGGTGCGATTGTAGATATAGCATATAAAAATTGTGATAATCCTAAAGTTGCCGTAGAAGTATTAATCGGTCATGGTGTTTGTCATGTGATTATAGAAAGCACAGTTAATTTTAAGTATAAGGATATTAAAGAGGCAATAGCTCGTATTGCAGGAAATGTAAAAAAGGATATAGTAATCGTTCCTCAAGATAAGCATCTATCTAGTAATCAAAAAAGGAATATTAGATGTGGAGATAATGGCATCTTTAAAGGAGTACCTCTTACACTTGAACAGAAACAGCTATCTAAGATAGCAAGAAAAATTTATTCTAAATATCCATATGATGGCAAATATATCCTAGATGATGCAAAGCTTATTATTTGTCAAAGTAATGCAAGAAAAAATGAACTTGAAAATCTTTATCCAAATGCAATCATCAATCCCTTAGGAGATTGGACTGGTGGAATAAATGTCGATACAGGAGCTACCAACAGAAAACTTGGTTCTGATATGGCAGGCTCAGTTACAGGTGGCGGCCTTCATGGTAAGGACTTATCCAAAGCAGATATATCAATAAATATCTACGCTTTTCTTAAAGCACAGGTAGAACAAAGACCGATTGAACTTAGCTGTGCCATTGGTGATGAAGTAGTTGATGGTAAGCCGTATAGCGAAATCGTAAATATCGCAAGAAAGTATATAGACTCTATTGGTGGATTTGAGAAATTCGCTGAGTGGGGTCTTTTTTAATGAGGGTGAGATGATGAAAACAAAAATGGAAATGGTGGAAATTAGTAAACTAGTCCCTTATATAAATAATGCTAGAACTCACTCTTCAGAGCAAATTATGAAACTAAGATCTTCTCTTCGTGAGTTTGGTTTTATCAATCCAGTCATCATTGATTCAAAGTTTAATATCATCGCAGGACATGGAAGAGTCATGGCAGCTAAGGAAGAAAAGATGGAAGAAGTGCCATGTGTACTGGTTGACTATCTATCTGAGGCACAGAAGAAAGCATATATCATAGCTGACAACAAAATGGCACTGGATGCTGGCTGGGATGAGGAACTACTCCGAATTGAGATTGAAGAATTAGAAGGAATGGATTTTGATTTAGCTCTAACGGGCTTTGATGGAGCAGAACTTGATGAGTTATTTGGAAATTCTGAAAAGGAAACGGTGGAAGATGATAAATTTGACTTGACATCAGCACTTGAAAAAGCTGCCTTTGTAGAAAAAGGCGATATCTGGAATGTTGGCAAACACAGTCTGATGTGTGGTGATGCAACAAGTAAGGAAGATGTAGATACTTTGATGGGTGGTAAAAAAGCCAATCTCATTATTACCGATCCCCCTTATGGGGTCTCATTTAAAAGTGCCAGTGGACTTACGATAAAAAACGATTCGATGAAAGAGGAAGAGTTTTATAATTTCCTTCTTCTATCCTTTCAAAATATGGCAGAGCATTTGGAAAGTGGTGGAGCAGCCTATATATTTCACGCTGATACGGAAGGACTTAATTTTAGAAAAGCCTTTATTGATGCAGGATTTCATCTTGCAGGCTGTTGTATATGGGTAAAGAACTCACTTGTTCTTGGTAGAAGTGATTATCAGTGGCAACATGAACCTGTGCTTTATGGCTTTCTTAAAAATGGTAAGCATTCATGGTATTCCGATAGAAAACAAACAACTATTTGGAACTTTGATAAACCAAAGAGAAATGAAAATCATCCGACATCAAAGCCACTAGATTTACTTTCCTATCCGATTCAAAACTCAAGTCAAGAAAATGCCATCGTCATTGATACCTTTGGAGGTAGTGGTTCAACCTTAATGGCTTGTGAAAAGACAAATCGAATCTGTCATACGATGGAACTTGATGAAAAGTATGCATCAGTTATTTTAAGACGATATGTGGAAGATACCGGGGATAATGAAAATGTCTATGTGATTCGTGGTGGTAAGAAATTATCATATAAAGATTTAGTGAAAGAGGTGGAAACACATGGAGAAAAAACAAAATAAACCTCTAACACTTTGTTCTCTATTTGATGGTTCAGGAGGATTTTGTTTAGGAGCAAAACTTGTAGGTATAAAGCCTATTAGTTGTTCAGAAATTGAGCCTTTTCCAATTAGAGTAACAACTAGAAGAATGCCGGATGTAAAACATTTAGGAGATATATCTGGTATTAAAGGAAATGAAATAGAACCTGTGGACATTATCACTTTTGGCAGCCCATGCCAAGATATGTCTATAGCAGGTAAAAGAGCGGGGCTAAGTGGTTCTCGCTCTAATTTATTTTATGAGGCAATTAGAATTATTAAAGAAATGAGGGAGGAAACGCATGGAGAAAAACCAAGATATATCGTTTGGGAAAATGTGCCAGGTGCATTCTCCTCAAACAAAGGAGAGGACTTCTTTTCAGTCCTCAAAGAAATCTGTGGGATCAAAGGACATAAAATTGATGAGGCTAGACCTAAGAAATGGCAAAACGCAGGTCTTATCATGGCAGAAGATTTCTCACTCGCATGGAGGGTATTTGATGCTCAGTACTGGGGAGTTCCCCAAAGAAGAAGACGCATCTATCTTGTCTGCGATTTTAATGGAAGAAGTGCCGGAAAAATATTATTTGAGTCCGAGGGCATGCCTTGGCATCTTGAAAAGAGCAAAAGCCCGTGGCAAAGAACTGCCACAGGTTCTAAAGGTAGCATTAGAAGTTCAGTCACAAATCTATGCTTAAATGACCAAGGGGGTCAGAGGATGGATGTTCATAAAAATAAGAGTGGAACAATCACTGCAAGCGTAGGGAATCATCCACCATTGGTATTTGAAAATCATGGACAGGACTCTAGGTTTAAAGGCCCGATTGATATTAGTAATACTATAGGAGCAAGCCTTGGAACTGGTGGAAACAACCAGCCTTTTGTAGTTGAGGATAGTACCAGAACCTTTGATGTCCGTATTACATCAGAAAACACCAAAAATCATAGAGCTAATGTTTATGAAACTGATGTGGCAAGAACCATTAACAC